CGACGAAATTAAAGAACACGGTCCTTACACATTTAGTATGATTAATTGGAAATACAATCAGCCAGATGAATACCAAAAGCAAATTCCACAAAGAGAAACTAATCCATATATTGATGCATTTTGGAAATGGTTTCCTGAAGCAGTAACACATATGCATACTTTCCGTATTACAGGTGGAGAGCCTCTAATGAGTAAGCATACAAACAAAGTAATAGAGTATTTAATTGAAAATCCTCAGCCTGAGTTAGAGTTTGCAATAAACACAAACGCATGCCCTCCAGGAAATACACAATGGCAGGAATTTGTAGATAAGATTAAAGCCTTAGAAGATAATAATTGTATTAAACGATTTGTTTTATTTGTAAGTGCTGAAGGCAAAGGAGCTCAACAAGAATATAACAGACATGGCATGAATTGGACAATGTTTGCAAACAATGTAAAGTATTACTTGAAGCAGACAACAGGTAGTTGTGTCTTTATGAGTGCATTTAATGTATTAAGTATTCCTACGTTTTTACCTTTTTTAGAATATGTTGCTAGACTTAAAGGTGGCTACGATAATACTGTTAGAGTAGATATACCTTATGTTAGGAATCCAGGATTTTTAGATGCTAAAATTGCTACAAATGATTTAATTAAAGAATATCTGCATCCTTGCATTTCTTATATGGAATCAAAGAAGTTTAGTAATAAAGAAATAACACAAATGAAACGTATTATACAAGATTTAAATTTAAGACAGAATAATCCTAATTTTGAAAAAGAAACAATCGAAGGCAGGAGAATGTTTTATGAATGGATTCAACAATACGATAAACGTCGAGATTTAAATTTCTTAGAAGTATTCCCTCAAATGGCAGATTTTTACGAGGAGTGTAAACAATGTATGATATAGTCTTTATAAGCTACAACGAACCAAATGCCCGTCAAAATTTTGACGATTTGTACAGTAGATTTAATACTATTGGTGTATTTGGTGATAGAGTAAAGCGTGTTTCTAATGTTAAAGGCATACATAATGCACATATTGAAGCGGCTAAACTAGTAAACACAGATTACTTTTTTGTAGTAGACGGAGATGCACAAATTTTAGACAGTTTTGTTTTTGATTATACTGTTCCTAATTTAGTAGATAATATTGTACATGTTTATCATAGTAAGAATCCTATTAACGATTTAACATATGGTTATGGTGGTGTAAAATTATTACCAACTAAACTTACACGTAACATGGATATAACAACTACTGATATGACTACAAGTATTAGTAATAAATTTAAAGTAATAAATGAAGTAAGTAATATCACAGCATTTGATACAGACGAATTTAGCACATGGAAAAGTGCTTTTAGAGAATGTGCAAAATTAGCAAGTAAAACAATAAACAGACAAGACGAGGAGGAAACTAATGCAAGACTTAAAACTTGGACTACTTATGCTACTGGAAGTTATAAGCGAGATGCGTTACGAGGTGCTAATGCTGGCATGCAGTTTGGCCTTTCTAACAGCTCTAATCTTAACTTAATAAATGATTTTGAATGGCTAAAGGAACAATTCAATGCTTAATATTGTTGTTACAAGTAAACCTGTAGATGGACTTTTTTATTACAGTTATGAATACTGTTCTCTTTTAAATAGTTTAGGAATAAAAGCGAGAGTAATTGTAATTACACATAGGAACTTTACTCAACAAGATTACCTAGATGTTCTAAAGTACAAATACATACATCAACATAATGTTTTGTTTAACTCACTAGACGGTTGGACGGGTGATGCTACATTAATTATGGGCAGAAGTATGATGACATTAAGCTATCAAGATTTTGATAGTTATACAATACAACAGCAAATGATCTTACGTACTTTGTTTGCAGGTAATGTAATTAGTGTATACTCAGAAAATCATCCTACGAAATATCCACTAGCAGTTGAATTTTACGAACCTGAGAAAATTGTGGACTTATGTGATACAGAAGTATATCCTAATGGTGTAGGAATACATTTTGAGAAAACAATTAATTTTGACATATACAAAAAGCACAAAGATAATATACAATTCAAACATTTATTTTTAGGTACTAATGACAAGTATTATGCAACAGTAGAAAAAGTAATTGATCAATATCCAGATCATGGTATTTTAACATATGATACTGATTACATAAATCCTAAAAATAATAACATATTTGTTCCTGTAAAAAATCTAATGAGTTTGTTTGAAACATATGTATATACAAAAGATACATTTGATCCAGCACCAAGGATTTTTCAAGAATGTAAATACTATAACAAGGAAGTAATTTATGCAAGGGACAAAAATATGAATGATGGCGGCAACGTTTATTGGGATAGACAACCAAGCATACCTGATATTAAACCTATCGAAGAAGCACTAGGAGAGTTTAAATGATTGCATATGATGGCTGGGATAGAGAGTACGAAGAAAATAGATCAGCATACCTTGACATATTCGAAAGTTTTATGAAACAAACAAATTACGAAAATAATGAAAAGTTTGAAGAAGATTTTGCAATGCGTATTGGAAGAGAATATTGTGTAAGTGTAGCAAGTGCCACTGATGCCCTACATTTTTCTTTATTAGCTCATAATATAGGTAAAGATGACGAAGTATTAGTTACTGATTTTAGTTGGATTAGTAGTTCAGCTGTAGTTAGTATGGTCGGTGCTACTCCTGTATTCTGTGATATTGATTTAGACAGCTACCATATATGCTTAGAAAGTATTAAGCGTATGTATTCTAATAAAGTAAAAGCAATTATATATCCGCACCTATTTGGTAACATGACAGACACAACTGAAATACAACAGTTTTGTAAAGATAGAGGTATATTGTTTATTGAAGATGCGGCACAGAGTTTAGGTAGTAGTTTGCACGGAATAAAGGCAGGTACTTTAGGAGATTGTTCGGTATACAGCTTTAACAGCAACAAAGTTATTGCTGGTATAAACGGCGGAGGAGTTGTACTTACTAATAGTAGTAAAATTGCTAAACGTATAAAAATGATTAGACGTCATGGTAAAGATAAAGACTTTAGTATGATAGGATACAATAGTAGAATGTATGTACTAAATGCAGAAATTATTAACCAACGCTTAAAGTTTGCAGAACGGAACCAGTTCCGTAGACAAAAAATTGCTAGAACATACAATGAAGCATTTGCCGGGTTGCCTATTGCAGTGCAAGAAATGTCAAACGGGTTAAACCATAACTATCATAAGTATGTTGTACGTTTCTTAGATAAAGATACTAGGAAGCGTGTAAAAGATGCGTTAAATGCTAGTATACATTACGAAAAGCCTTTGAGTGCAAATAGTATGTATGATTCATTAGATAGCAGGAGTGACGCTTGTACGCAGTCTAAGACGGCTTCTGATACAGTTTTATCACTACCTATACATGCTTGGCTTACTGATGAAGAAGTTAACACCGTTATTACAATAGTCAAAGCACAGTTTGACCACATCAGCCTCTAAAACAGAAAAAAAGGCGTAAATATTTGTATGAAAAAAATTAACACTCTAGCTGACTTAAAAAATTCAGATTACCTTACTGTAGACTTTTACTTGTCAAAGTCTTGCAATAAGTCTTGTCACTATTGTACTGCTTGGACATTAGAAATGCGTTACTTAACTGTAGATATGGACTTTCTTCGTAGAACATGTGAATACCTTAGTCCCTACAAAACAAGGATTTGTTTATTAGGCGGAGAACCTGGACTGATCAAAAACTTAGACGAAGTTATTGCAGAAATTAAAAAGTACGAAAATTTACAAATACAAGTTTTGTCTAATTCTCTTGTTAGAAAGTTTTATCCACACATACTAGAAGATCCTGAAATTATATACATAGAGCATTTGATATTAGATTTTTATGATGATAGAATTGAAAAACTAGGAGACTATGATTGGTTTGAACCTAATGAATTAAACAATTACAATCTTATTATTGAAACTCCAGGATATTTTGCATATAGAGATAAGCATGATCTAAGCATTATCGATCATAAGAATACTGAATTTAAAGAATACAATTCAAGATCACCTGACTTCTTTGGCGACCATGAAATGGAACAAGCACCAGAATTAGATAGAAGAGTGTGTGCAAAGTTTCCTTTGGTTCCTGTAATTGACTTTGAAATACAAAAGATAAGGCACTGTAGTAGAAAAGTTATCAATGGATCACGTGCATTTGATGTAACAAAAGAAAATATTGATGCTATGATGACTTTTAATTTATTTAAGTTTGAAAGTTATTGTAAGATATGTATGGACATTATTCCACCCAGACCTACAAAGCGTAGGTTAGAAATTTTAGAAAAGATAGCGTTAGAAGAATTATGAACATTTATTCAGTAGCACTAAACATACACGATCATAATTCGTATGACGGAGAGTTTCATAATCAAATTGAACGGCATAATAGACGTAAGCATAATTTAAATTACGATTGGCCACACGATCCTAGTCCAAGCAAAGAATTTTTTATGGAGCATGTATTACCTAAATACAAAGCAAGGAATGGAGACAATCAATTTGCATTTACTATTTCTAATTTAGGATACCAATTTGTTGAAGAACTTATCCAAGAACACTTTGATGATAAAGATTTTGTAAATTTTAAACCTAGAAATATCTGGGAACCGTATCACAAAGATAACATGTATTATATCGACCACCATCAGTCACATGCTACGTATGCATTATTAAGCAGTGGGTTTTCAGAGTCAGACATATTAGCTATTGATGGTAGAGGATGGAAATTTAATTGTATATTTGTTAATTCGCAAGGTACAATTATAGATCTTAGTAATAAAATTCCAATCGGCGGCCTTTGGAATAGGCTAGCACAAGATATTGGCTTTAAATATTTAGATGCTGGTAAGGTTATGGGTCTAGTAGGATACGGAAAGTATAACTATCAAGCACATGCTATGATTGACGCATACTTGCTAGATCCTAATCATACTTTACCAAAGTTTGCACCTGCTGTTATTAGCAAAGTATCTAAAGAAGATATAGCGTTTACATTACAACAAGTAACAATAGAACTAGTTAAAAAATATGTATATCCACTAAAGTCAAGCGAAAATTTATGTGTAGCAGGCGGCGTAGCATATAACGGATATATGAATGAAGAATTAACTAAACAATATACTAATGTACATATTCCTCCTGCTGTTGGCGATGAAGGACAAGCATTAGGTACATATATGCATGCCAAGTATTTTATAGAAGGCGAAATACATATTCCTAGTGTATATGCAGGCAGAGATTATAATTACGAAGGTACAGACAAATTAGATATTAAAAAAGTAGCACAGGCTATTGCAGATGGAGAAATAGTAGGATGGTTTCAAGGCAAATCAGAAAGTGGCAATAGAGCATTAGGTAATAGAAGCATACTTGCTGATCCTAGAAATCCTAATATTAAAGATATCATTAATAGTAAGATAAAAATGCGTGAAGACTTTAGACCTTTTGCTCCTAGTGTATTAATTGAACACTACCAAGAGTATTTTGATACTAATCAACCAAGTCCTTACATGTCAAGAATTATGCCAGTAAAGAAAGATACTATACCTGGTGTTACACATGTTGACGGTACTGCTAGAATACAAACTGTAGATAGATCTGATAATGAGCGTTACTATGATCTAATTAATGAATTTTATAAAATTACAGGAATACCAATGTTGTTGAATACAAGTTTTAATTGCCAAGAGCCTATAGTAGAAACTCCTGAAGATGCAATCAAAACATTTAACAAAACTAAGTTAGATATGTTGGTAATAAATGATTGGAGCATAACAAGATGAGTAAGAAGCAAAATATATTTAATACACTAGAAAAAAGACATCATGTTCTTAGATACAAAGATAAAAATGTTGAGGACGATTTGTTAGCAAAGTTACTTTTTAAAGCATGGAAAA